CGCAAGTACTTCGGTGCTATGGTTGTGCTTCAAAATCAAAACTGTACAGAGTGCCCGTCTGCCGTGGGAATCAACCCCCTTGGCTACGATTGGACTCGACTGGCTCAACGGCTCCTTACTAAGGGAGATAACCATATAGCCGGCGACTACCAAAAGTGGGACGGAAAAGTCTGTGGAGCTGTGATGGCATCGGTTGTGAACGACGTTATAAACCCCCTCTACGCTGAAGATCCAACTTGGAAACCAGAGCACGACAAGATCCGTCTGGCGCTGATTGACTACTGCATCCACTGTCCCACACTTGTGGGGGACACGCTGCTGTGGACTCATATCGGCCTCCCGTCTGGAGTGTCCATTACATCGGACATTAACTCTGACGTGAACACCAAGTACATGATTATGGCCTTCATAGATCTGAAGAGGGCGCATTCGTGCACCAACTGCCAACATGTCAAGACCACGGACTTCTTCAAGTACATCGCCATGACTGCCTACGGAGACGACCATGACCTTTCGGTCACATCGGACTGTACCTGCTTCTTCACCTTCAACAGTGTGAAGCGGTACTTTGAAAACAAAGGAATTGGATACACGGACGCCCTCAAAACTGGAAAGGATGCACCTGACTTCTTACCACTCAACCAGGTTTCTTATCTCAAGAGAATGTTTGTGGAGACGAATGGTCTGTACAAGGCCCCCCTGGACATCGAATCCGTTAAAGACCAGCTCAACTGGGTTAGAGACGGGGGAGATCCGGTGGACGCTGTAGTGCAGAATGCTGACGGAGTGATGAGAGAAATGTTCATGCACGGTAGGAAACAATACGAAGAAGCAGCCCAGCAGGTGAAGAACGGCCTCCAGACACTGCGCTCAGAGATGACTGAGCGAGGAGAGGAAGGTTTCGCGATTCCTGTATGGAGCTTCGATGAAGAGACCAGGCGCTGGAGAGACAACATCTACTAAACTTAATTTAGCATTATCCCTTGCAGGCGCGGCGGGCACCCATTTTCAGGGCCCCGTTCGTTTTATTTAAAGAGTACTCGTTTTCTACAGAGTAGTGCTCTCTTTTTGGTTACCCCTTTATATTTGTATTATTTACTATTTAAAAAAAAAAAAAAAAC